CAAAAAAAGAAGCCCTTGCTGACGTAGAATTAAGAGCAGACATCGAAGAGTTTATTCAAACTGATCCTCTTGCTCGTTTAGGATGGGATTTATACGAAAAAAACGATGTTAATATGACGGCGATAGTTCTTTCAGGTCGTGAAGGCACAGAGGTAGCAGTTGGCGGACAATATTTTCCTAAAGAGGGGGTAGGTAAAAAATCAAATCTACGAAAAGATTGGCAAGGCTTTATCTTCCAACAGAACCCTAATAAAAGAAATATTCTACCAGAAAACGAACCTTCGATTACATACCTAACAGGAAAAGCTGATAACTACGGTAGGTACGATGACATCAATACAATGTTACACGAGTTACGACATCACGCACTAAGACATATGCAAAGCGAATATGATGTTCCTCTCACCTCTCTTCCTAGAGAAGAGACAATGATGGACTTCCAAGACTACGCGAATAGAAAGCAAGCAAGAAAAGTAAAAGAAAGCATCCCAAAAAAGCACACCGAAAAAGAAAAAGAACTAAGAAGCAAAAGTGCTTGGATGATGCCTAGCGTAAACAGGGATGTTGCAAAATATCAAAAGATAGCAGAAGTAATTCTCAAGGAACGCAAAGTTCCGCCCTATAAAAAACCCAAACAAATATCCAGCTTTATGGAACGTATTGGGAACATACTAGGGTTTTAGAGATTCGCTGGCTACCCGCAATCATGCGGCCCCAGCACAACCGGAGCGGCTACCCACAGCCATGTGGCCCCGCAAGTGAGGTAAAACAATGGCAAAAAAAGTAAGAGGCCATCGTGCCAATAAAGCAAACGATTCATTCGGAACCATCAACAACGACAATCTTTACAAAGGTAAATACCGTGAAGAAGTCTACGAAGATGATGACGATGAAGTAGAAGCCCAAAGTGATGCTGACCCCGAAGAAGTTTCGGCTACTCAGCAAGACGAAACCGGAGACAGTTTTGTACAGACAAAGACTGAAGAGCCGGAAGAATCACACGACTACAAGAAAAGGTACGACGACTTAAAACGTCACTATGACGCAAAGGTCAACGAATTTAAACAGGAGATTGATGATCTTAAATCAGCAGTTCGCAGTAGAGATGTTGAAATGCCTAACAGCATTGCAATGCCAAAGACTGTAGAAGAACTACAAGCATTTAAGGAACAGTATCCTGACATTTTCGAGGTCGTACAGACTGTATCTGCGATGCAAGCACAATCTCAAGTTTCTCAACTACAAGAAGAGATTGGTGTTATCAAAGAACGGGAAAAAAGCATGGAGAAGCAAAAGGCGTATGCTGAACTTCTACGGCTCCATCCCGACTTCGATGAAATTAAAGCAGATGAAGATTTCTTGTCATGGTTAGATGAACAGCCAGAATCGTTAAGTGATGGCATCTACAAGAACAACACGAATGCTCGTTTAGCGGCAAGGGTGATTGATCTCTACAAAGCTGATAAAGGTATCAGCGAAAAACCCAAGCGGACTAAATCTAAAAACGATGATGCAGCAGCCGCTGTAACACGTCAAGCCCCTAAAGAGTTATCTACACGAGATGGCAAGGGTAAGATTTGGAAAGCTTCACAAATCGGCAAAATGAAACCGTGGGAGTTTGAGAAGCACGAAGCTGAACTCGACGCTGCACGGGCAGAAGGCCGAATAGACTACAACTCTTAAACCTCAAATGAAGGAAGGAAAAGCAGATGGCTTTTAATCGCGCTGCAGGTTATAATAACCTACCTTCTGGCAACTTTACGCCAGAAATTTTCAGCCAAAAAGTTCTCAAGTTTTTCCGTCGCGCTTCGGTTGCTGAAGACATCACAAATACCGATTACGCTGGCGAAATTGAGAACTACGGCGATACGGTTCGCATCATTAAAGAACCAACAATCACCGTGTCCGCATACTCACGCGGTTCAACGGTAAACCCACAAGACTTGGCCGACGATCAAACTACTATGGTTGTCGATCAGGCAAATGCTTTCGCATTCAAGATCGATGACATCGAAGAGCGTCAGTCTCATGTAAACTTTGAGGCATTGGCTACTTCTTCAGGTGCATACTCTCTGAAGCGTAAGTACGACGCAAACATCCTGACCGCAATGTTCGACGGTGCTGGCATTTCATCAGAAACTGGTGCATCTGTTTCAACTGTCTCTGGTCTGGGTACTCTTGGTACACCTCTTTCAAGCCAGACTGGTGACAACCTTGTCAACGTCATGCTGAAGATGGCACGTGCCCTCGATGATCAGTCGGTTCCTGAAGAGAACCGTTGGTTTGTTGCACCACCAGCTTTCTACGAAACTCTTTTCGGTGCTGGTGCAAAATTCGCAGAAGTACAGGTAACCGGTGACGGTACTTCACCTCTGCGTAACGGTCTTGTCATGCAGGGCAACATTGCCGGTTTTGCTTGCTATAAGTCAACCGCAATGAACGCTGCTGGTACAGACACCGTAGACGTAACTGGCTTGGGTGCAGGTGAATTCCCAATCCTTGCTGGTCACATGTCTTCAACTGCAACTGCTTCGCACATTGCGAAGACTGAAGTTGTACGTTCAACTGAAACCTTCTCAGACATCGTTCGTGGCTTGCACGTGTTTGGACGTAAAGTCCTTCGCCCAGAAGCCCTCGTTCGTTCTGTGATTTCACTGTAAGGGAGAACTAGATAATGGCTACTTATTCTATTACTGGTGCCGGTACTACTGGCTTCCCTGCAACCGGTCCTAACGTCCGCGTAATCAGCGAAGTTGTTGACTTTAGCGCAACTACCAACGCTGCTGCTGACGTATTCGAGGTTATCAGCCTTCCTGCCGATTGTGTCGTTCTTGGCGCAGGTATCAATGTTATCACTGCAGACTCTGCCGGTAACTCTGGTACTCTTGCTCTTGGCGACGGTGGCGACGCTGATCGTTACGTAGCTGCTTCAACTGTAGCTGCTGTAGCGCAGGAAACTGCAATCTTTGCAACGACTGTACCTTACCTGAACGCTTCGGCTGACACGATTGACCTGACTGTTGCAACTGGCGCAATTAACGCCGTTGTACGTGTCTGGGCGATTGTTGCCGACGTAACAGGTGGTGTAGAAACTGCACAGACTGTTACCTTCTCGTAACTAAAATGTCGGGGGGCAGGGCAACTTGCCCCCTTGACAACCTTTTAATTTTGTGATATAAGCAGTCAACTCTGCCGGGGGTAAACCCACTATGCCACGTAAAAAAGAAAATCCTATACGTAAGACAACGACAGGTAAAGGTGCAAATTATCGCCCTACCAAGTCTGGTGCAGGAATGACTGCAAAAGGCGTAGCAGCCTACCGTCGTAAGAATCCCGGCAGTAAATTACAGACTGCCGTGACAGAAGATAAGCCTACAGGAAAACGAGCAGCTAGACGCAAATCATATTGTGCTCGTTCTGCTGGTCAAATGAAGAAGTTTCCCAAAGCTGCAAAAGACCCGAACAGCCGTCTACGTCAAGCACGGAAGAGGTGGAAATGCTAAACTTACTGGTAGGACCAATTGCAGACTTAGCCGGAACTTGGCTGAACGGTAAAGTCGAAGAAAAGAAAGCCCAAGCCAAGACTAAGGTAGCAAAGGCAGAAGCTGAAGCTATCGTTATGCAAAAAAAAGCCACCGGAGAAATCGATTGGGATTTGGAGATGGCTCGTGGAAGTCAGCATTCATGGAAAGACGAATGGCTGACTATTCTATTTAGTATACCTTTAATATTAGCATTCATACCGGGAATGGAAGAACTTGTATCTCGTGGATTTCAACAATTGGAGCAAATGCCTCAATGGTACCAGTACAGCTTGGGCGTCATTGTTGCTGCAAGTTTTGGGGTCAGAAGTGCGACAAAGTTTTTCGGCAAGAAATGAAGATGTGGCATATGCACGACAGGACTACGCCAAAACAAGCGGAGATAAATCGTGGCAGAGATAACGATGGAAAGATTTCTCAGGTGGAAAATTTTACCCCGCTTGATGATGATTATGATGTCAATATCCGCTTGGCGGGTTGTGGAGTGGTTTATGACCTTGCCAGACCCAACAACGGCACAGGCGGGATTAGTTAGTGTAGTAACTGGTGCCATGACTGGTGCCTTTGCTGTATGGCTAGGACACGAAAAGAAATGAATGTAATTATCTGGTCATTAGTTTTAACTGTCTGTGCATCTAATGGTCAGTGCTTTAATCAAACTGTGCAGTGGTTTGATAAAGAAAATGAATGTTTAAAGTTTAAAGAAATATATGAAGAAATTCCAAAAGATGGCTCTTGGGCATCTGTTGAATATAAATGCGGCATTGTCGGGGCTATGGAAATATGAAATATAATAGACAAGACTTAATTGAAAAACTTATTGTATCTGAAGGTCTGCGCCTACAAGTATACAAAGACACATTGGGAATTGATACTATTGGTATCGGACGAAACCTAGAAGACCGTGGCATTACTAAACAGGAACTAGATGACCTAGACATTCCTACTATTGAACACGTGTATGAATACGGAATCACCGAAGCTGATGCGGTCTATCTAGCAGAGAATGACGTACAGATTGTCGAGGAAGAACTGGTACGTGCGCACC